CAGAGATGGAGAACAACTAACTGATGATATTTTTGGATCTGTTTCTGTCGAATCGTATAATGGCACAACTAGAGGAGAAGGTCTCAGTATTATCGCAAATGTTGAGAATGGATCTGTTGTTTCTCTAACTTGGAACCAAAGAAGTTACAATCCTCTTACTCAACCAACTGCTTATCAATATTTTACTCCACCTGTATTAGAGTTTATTCCTGAAGATGGTACTGGTGGTGGTGCTCGTGCTCAGGTTATCGTAAGCAAAGGTCAAGTCCTAAGTATTGAACTGATTGATGGTGGTTCTGGATATACCAAAGCACCAAAAGTTACTGTTGCTAGAAGATATGAAATTCTTAACGAAAGAGATATTGGTGTATCACTGATTACGCTAGGAGTAAATCCATACGTTGATATGCAAGGTATAGTGATATCAGCGACTGTTGATACCATCAGTCTCCCACCACCACTGGCATTCACTTCAACTGCTGTTATTGTTGATAGTCCAACACGTATTGATATCGATCTGGAATCAGAAATTCAATTAGTTGAAGAAGTTAGCGAAGATCTTACAGCATCAACTTCAGAAATTCGTAGTGACAGACCTCAACCAACAGGTGCTATTCTTATTGATACGTTTACCGCAACTAATCAATATGTCTCTCGAGTTTCTGGTCGTGTTGCTGATATTATTAGCAATTCTATTGTAACTGCTAGCAGGCAGATCACAAGCACTGTACATAATATTATTCAAAATACTGCACTCAGTAACATCAACTACTATGAGGTTGCTGCATACACTGATGTTGATACTCCTGCTAATGCTACTATTATCTACATCCCAGATACTAGCAAGTTTAAGACCAATGGTTTCTTAATGATTGGCGATGAGATGGTACGCTATATGCGTAAACTCTCTGATAGATTCTTGATGGTTGAGAGAGGTCAGAAGGGAACAACCGCGAAGTTCTGGCCAGCAGGAACATATCTCAGACAGGTCCCAGATCCAGTATCTATTGCACCTGCAGGTGTTGCTGAGATTATTAGTGAGGCATCTATTGTTACAGTTCGTGTAGCAGTAGGAATTGATGGAAGAACTGGTCAAGATAGAATTCGTTACGAGGAAATTGTAACACCTGATGTAAGACAATCTACTGTTGCTTCTAGAGTTCTAACTGCTCAGGTCCAACCAGAGTTGAATATAGAATCTATCATTGATATTAATTTTGATAATCAGACATTCTATGAGGTTGGAGCTCCAAACATTGATGTACAATTTGAGACATTTGCTCATAATCAAACAGAAGTTAAAGGAGAAATCAAAAAAGATCCATTTACAATAAGTCAAATTAGTATTGAACAAACAATTGTAAGTGTTGCTGTCAATCCCACTATAACTTCTACTGCTTCAATTCTATTCACCAGCGAAGTTGTATCTAAGGTATCTACAGAACCCATAGAAACGCCTTTTGATTCTCTTGGGCACAAAGAGACTCTGGTTAGAGGAGAACTTCGTAAGGATATTAAAGACTTATATTCTGCTAAGGTATCTCAAACGATCGTTAATGTTGCTGTTAGTCCTACAGTCGCCTCAACATCTACTGTTAGTGTTAATAGTGAGGTTAAACAAATTGTTATTAGAGAACCACGAATAACTTCTTTTGTTACTACTGCTTTCCAAGCAGAAGTTAATAATATAATTCAGACTGTACATAGTGAATTTGTAGTTAAGAGAAATGCTACCGAAGTTTTATTATTCACACCACCTTCTGGTATTGTTGATGGTTATCAGGAGAGCGTATTCATTGCCGATCCGATTTCAACCAGACTAAATGGTTTTGTCGATCTTGATAATTCATATGAAGTTATCAAGAGAGATCTAACAAGTGTTTTTGTTACCAATAGTGTATTTGGAGTAGATACTGAATATATTGGATCTTACGAAAGAACTAATGCTGGACATACAATTAGTCACTTTGATGGCATTTTTGATGATGGTGCATGTGATGCCTCTGGATTGACATTACTGGAGTTTAGCACATACTTCCCATCTATGACTATTAGAGACTTTACAGAAAGGAAAGATTCTAGTTATACTTTGACTGGTGCTAAATTTAATTTAATGCCACCATCAATTCAAAATCCTGTTGCCATTAGTTCTTCCTCAGGAACTATTGGTGGACCGATTGTTGTACAAGATACAACATATTTCCCCAACGAAGGTTACTTGTTTAGTAGTGGTGGAACTGTAATACAATACACTGGCAAAACGGATACATCATTCACTGGATGTACTCCAGTATCTGGACCAGATGCTATCAATAATAATGATGAGTTGATTCCACATTCAATTTCCTAAATATCGATATAAATATAAATAACTCAGGCACAAACACTACGTCGGAAAAAATCAATGGCTGCTATTATTTCAGACAAGTTTAGAATTTTTAATGCTAAACAATTTCTAGAGTCTCTTACGGAAGGAGCAAGTGAAACTAGTGATGATCGTACTAGGATGTACTTTTTCGTCGGACGCCCTCAATCATGGAGAGCATATTTAGAAGTATATGCTAAAAGTTCCACTAATTTTACAGTTGGTAATGAAGTATTTGTTGGAACATATGGTTCTACCGCTTTCCGTGCCACAGTTGCTGCCGTTTATGATAGTGCCCTTCTCCTAACCGACGTTTTTGGCAGCAACGGTATTAATTCAACTCCTCCTATTGGCAGCACCTTGTTAGAAACTGCTGATGGAGGTTCGACAACAACTAGTGCTAATGCTAAGACTGGTGTTTATCGTTACGGAACAGAGGACATTCCACCTCTTCCTCTCGACAACCAGAGAGAAAAGATTTCTCTATACGATGAGATCATTGCTGCTAAGCGTATTACTGATGCTTTTGCGAGAACAGTTATTCGTCGTTATAACTGGGATCTAGTTGCTAATCCTAAGTATGACATGTGGAAACCTGACTACTCTGCTACTCCAGGTGGCGGTGGTCAAGTAGGTAAGCAGACTGCAACAGGTCAAGATAGCATTGCTGATGCTAAGTTCTATGTAATGAACTCCAACTATGAAGTATTCAAATGCCTTTACAATGGTGAGGGTCCTGGCAATTTAACTGGTCAGAACGCAACCGAAGAACCATCAACATCTGGTGCTAATTATAATGGAGCAACAGGAATTTACACAGAAACTTCTGGTGCTGGATACATCTGGAAGTACATGTACACCATGCCAACCGATGACGTTCTAAGATTCCTTTCTTCGGACTTCATGCCAATTGTTCTTCCTACTAACAATACTCGCGTTGCTGTTGCTGGTCTTGCTGTCGCAGGTTCTCTTGATGTCGCATTAATTGAAGATGCTGGATCTAATCTACCTGCTTCACAAACTCTTTACACTAGTGTAAAGGGTGATGGAACTGGTGGTGTTGTAGAATTAACTACTGATGGTAGTGGATCAATTACTGCTTCTAGAGTTGTTGTTCGTGGTAGTGGTTACACTTATGCCAACGTACTTTTAGGTAACGGAAACCTTTTCTCAGATCAAGGTCTAACAACTGCTGTAGCAACTCCTGCTAATGGAGTTGGTGCTATTGAAGTTATTCTTCCTCCTAATGGTGGTCATGGTTCTGATCATGAGCAAGAACTAAATGGCAAGCGTGTGATGACTAACATCCGTTTGACTTACGCAGAAGGTTCTGGTGATTTCCCAGTTGATAACGATTTCCGTCGTATTGGAATTATCAAGGATCCATTTAACTGGGGCACTACCAATTATGCTACTGCTGATACCCTATCTGGTTTAAAATCAATCAAGATTACTGGTGCTACCGCAGATTTCATTCCTGATGAAATGATTTCTCAAACTGTAACAGGTGGCACTGCTAAAGGAACAGTTGTTTCATGGACTCTTGATTCTGGTTCAACCACAGATGGTGTTCTCAAATATATCCAGACAAATGATTCACACACAGATCAAGGTATTGTAAGAGCATTTGAAAGCAATGGTGCTAACGCAGTTTCAGGTGTTCTCTCCGCTTCTTCTGGTAATGTAGATACAGGTTATGCTGGCACTTTACTGGGTGTAACTTTTGCTTCTGGTCTAGCAGCACAAGAAATTGAGAACAACTCGGGTGAGGTTATTTACGTCGAGAACCGTCGTCTCATCACCCGTGCTCCTGACCAAATTGAAGATATCAAGTTAGTTATCGAATTCTGATTTAAATTATACATAATAAAGTCCCTCGATTAATCGGGGGTTGTTTCTTATCTCTACTAAATACTAGGGTCAAGATGCTAGTATTTGGCGGAGACCATGCCACAGAAGACTAACCTTAATGTAAGCCCTTATTATGAGGACTTTGATGTATCTAAGAATTTTTATAAAATTCTATTTCGTCCTGGATACTCAATTCAAGGTAGAGAGTTAACACAACTACAATCTATCTTACAAAATCAAGTAGAGAGTTTTGGTAAATATGCGTTTAAACAGGGAGACTTAGTGGTCCCTGGAGAGGTTGGTCTTAATACAAAATTAGACTATGTAAAACTGTCTTCTGTATCAGAAGTAGCGATAAATGAAGGCGATAATATCGTTTATAAAAAATATGATATTTCTCAATTAATTGGTCTCCAAGTAAGAGGATTGAGTTCTGGTGTTCTTGCCACTGTTTTAGAATCAAAGTTAGCAACAGAAACTACTGCTGATACTTTATATGTTAATTATTTGAATAGTGGAGATTCTAATACAGAATCTACTTTCCGTCAAGGCGAAACATTAGAAGTTGTAGATGGTATCAATACTCCACTTCTTGTGGTGGGAACTGATGGAAGTGTTCTTCCTACAAGTATTAGTATAGTAAATCCAGATAATAATCAAACTGTTTTTCTAGAAAGTCCTGCTATGGGATTTGCTTCTGCAGTTGAAGTAGAAGAAGGAATTTATTTTGTTAATGGGTATTTTGTCCGCAATGATAAACAAATTTTAGTTATTGATGATTATTATGATAGTCCATCCGCGAAAGTTGGATTTACGATTAAAGAAGAAATCGTAACTCCAGAAGAGGATGTAAGTTTATATGATAATTCTATTGGTTCATCAAACTATACTGCTCCAGGAGCACATAGATTAAAAATTAGTTTATCTTTATCTAAATTTAATCTTAATGCTGCCACAGACAAAAATTTTATTCAACTCATTACAACTCTTCGCGGGGAGGTACAGAGGAAAGTATCACAAACTAATTATAATTTAATCGAACAAACTCTTGCTCGCAGGACTTTTGATGAAAGTGGTGATTACATTGTTGATGATTTTTCTGTAGATATTAGAGAATACGCACAGAAAAATAACAATGGTGGTGTTTATGCTTTAAATGAGTTTGGAACTTATAATGGATTTACAGCAGCAGAAGCAGGTAGGAAAATGCTTGCTGGAATTGGACCAGGAAAAGCATACATCAAAGGATATGAAATTGTCAATAAAGAAACCAAGTATCTTGAGATTAATAAAGCGAGAGAAAGTCTAACAAGTGATAATATCAGATTAAAAGCAAGAGGACTGCCAACTTATAGTATTACAAACACTTATGGAAGTGTTCCCCTTAATAAAGAAGGATCCGATCTAACTGCGTATCCTTTTATTAATCTTTATAGTGTGTTTAATGATGGTTCTGTTGGATTATCAAATACTGAAGATGATTCGGACCATAGACAAACACTGAATAGAAGAGGAGAATATTTTAATTCGAATGATGCCATTAAAACTATAGTTTTAAATGTAACAAACACTACTAGTCCATTAGCAAGTATTACAGATTCGACATTTGAAAATCTATTAGGAGATATTTATTTTATTAAAACCAGAGATCTTGCTGGCAATGCTACATCTGTAGGAAGTTTAAAAACTTTGGCATTTGCTAAAGTAAATAAACCACTTTACAATGCTGATCCTGCTATTAAATTTTTAGAACTTACCGTTGCTGGAAGTAAGGAAGATATTGAATTATTGATGCTTGAATATGATCCTGGTGATGCCAATTACGAAAGAAAACTATTCTACAATAATTCTGATGCATCAGTGGATCAAAATGCTATTGGATTCATTATTGATTATAGTGACACGGTAACACCTCTGATCGGAAGAGCAAAACCAAGTAACTTTTTCTTAAAAGAAAGGGGATCGGGATTTAATTCAGATACTGATATTATCCTTTCCAAAGGACGTTTGTCTGAAGGATCTCAAACATACAATGCTATTTTTGGTTTATCATATTTTGATCCAGAGTTTTATACTAAAATTATATTGGATTCAATTCCAGAGTCGGGAACATTTGGTATCGGCAAATATGTATATGGTCTTTCGAGTGGAGCATATGGAGTTGTTGAAGGAGCTCCATCTGGAAAATATTCAATTGGTAGATTACTATTTGTCAAGACTCTTTCTGGAAGATTTAAATCTGGAGAAAGTTTAAGGGATGAAGATTCGAATAGTATAAAAATTGCGAAAGACAATACAATTTCCCATTTTGTAGTTGCTAATCGCGGTTTAGGATATGCCGATGGATCCAATCTTGTTATTAATGGTGTTGAGTATGATTCTTCTGTTGTTGATTTACAGCGTCTAGCTAATGGATCATTCTATTCTGCTTTAATTAATAATAAGAGTGCGTTATCAACTGAATACGCACAACCACCAGCAGTTACGATTAAGCAACCAGATGGTTCTGCTACTCCATCTCAAGGCGCAGCTGTTCTTGCTGTTCTCACTAGAAATTCAGTTACAACATATTCCCCTCAAAATGTTAAATCTTTAGCATCTGCTTTTGGATCTGGTGGTGCTAACGTTTTTACTGCCGATGTGGTTATAGATGATCAAAAATATTCTGAAATTAAATCTGTTACAGAATATACATTCTTTGGAAATAGAGGATATAATTTCATTGAATCTACCAGTTTTAATGCAGACGCCACAAATGCTTTACAGCAGGGAGATTTAATTCAATTCTCTGATGTTGATAATAACATTGTAAGAACAACAGTTCAATATGCTACTATAAAATCTGGACCACAAAAGTCTAGAATTTATCTGGACATGATGCTTCCTGGGGATGTTGTTAATACAAGTGTTGTAAGGTTGCGTCCCAAAGTTGAAAATTCAAGCAAGGGAACATTACTTTTCCCAACAGGCAGTAAGCAAGTTAAAAAGATTGTTTCTTCACCAGAAAATACAAATATAAAGTATTTCTTCCGCAGAGACTTTGTTACCACTGCTTCGTCTTCTGGTGGTATTATCAGTTTTGCAGCACAATTGGAATTTGGAACACAAAGATTTGCTGAATTTAGCGAAGATAATTATATTATTACTGTTTTGGATCCTGGTGATGCTCCAAACATTTCAAAGGGTGATATTGTATATGTTGATAAAGATCGTGTGGCAGTAACATCGTCTACTGATACTGTCAGTGGATTGACTGCTGGTAGTATTACATTTACACTTCCTTCAACTTATTTTGGAATTATTCCACAAAATGGATCATTCCCCAAACTTAAATTGACAGCAACGGTAGAAGTTTCTAATGCAAAACCAAGACTAAAAACAGCAATCAAAAATAGAAGAATTGTCATTACTTCTTCTGGCGATTCTGTAATTCCTTTGAGAGGAACTGATTATGATAGTGAAGTTATTGAAGTTATTTCATATTCTGATGCCTATAAACTTAACTATGTCTACGAAGGCAGTGCTACTCAACCTCCCGATGTAGATTCGGCAGGTAATCTTGTTTCTGGAGTAGATGTAACTGACAGATTTACATTTGACAATGGTCAGAGAGATACAATATATGATGTTTCTAGAATTGTTTTAAAACCTGGATATGAAGAAACCAGAGGTCAGTTAGTTGTATCATTTGATTATTTTGATCAGTCTCAGGGTGACTTCTGTACTATTGATAGTTATGTTCATGAAGCAGGAGTTACAGAGGATGAAATTCCATCTTTTAATTCATCTGTTCTAGGTACTGTTGATTTAAAAAATGTTATTGATTTCCGACCAAAAGTTGATTCTGCTAAAACAGTTGCTGGATTCCAAGATGAATCTTCATTATCAATTACAGTTGGATCTTTCTCTGGATCAGGTGCTGTAGTTGCTTCTACACCTGCTCCAGATAGCAATTTACAATATACATTATCGTTTAGTCAAATTCAATATCTAGATAGGATTGATGGTGTCTTCCTTAATAAAAAAGGTAACTTTATCGTAAAAGAAGGAAACTCTTCATTGAATCCATCTAAACCAGATCTAATTGAAGATGCGATTCCATTATTCTATGCTTATATTCCAGCATATACAAAGACTAGTAAAGACGTAAGAATCACACCAGTTGATAATCGTCGCTTTACAATGCGTGATATTGGTAAATTAGAAAAACGTATTGAAAGACTAGAATATTATACATCACTTAGTATTTTAGAGCAACAAGCTCTTAATATGCAGGTTAAAGATGAGATTGGTTTTGATAGATTTAAGTCTGGTTTCCTCGTAGATAATTTTGAAGCTCATAGGTCAGGAAATCTTTCATCAATTGATTATCAGTGCTCTATTGATTCACAACAATCTGTTTTGAGACCACAATCAAATGAAGACTCATTTATTTTAAAAGAGTTTAATACTAGAGAAGATGAAAGATTTGTCTCTGGTTATAAAAAATCTGGTGATATTATCACTTTACCATATACTTCTAATGAGTCTATTATTGGAAATAATTTTGCTTCGAAAACAATAAATCCAAATGCTTTTGTTGTCTTACAGTATGTTGGAGAATCAACTCTTTCTCCAAGCATTGATCAATGGTATGATAAATCAAAAGAACCAATTATTGTAGATACAAATACTGATTTATATAAAATCTTTTTATCAAAGGTAAGTCTAAAAGAAAGTTTTGCTAGTTTACACAATTCTTTCATTATCAATTGGGTTGGTGCCGCTCCTTCATTTACATCAATTAATTCTCTTGGTGAAGTCAATAGTGTAGATTCTGAAAAAACTGTTGATATCGCATCAGTATCAAGTTCATCAAACATTAGTCCACAAAACAATGATACAGGAAAGGGAGTTCAAACAAAAACTGTAAGGGGCAACAAAGTTGCAACGTCTTTACAGTTCTATGCTCGCAGTGTTCCTATCAAGTTTACTGTTAATAGATTAAAACCAAACACAAGAGTTTATGTGTTTTTAGAGGGAAGAGATATTAGTGCTTGGGTCAATCCAGACTTAAGATTTACTGGAATTGCTGGTAATTCTCTTTCTGCTTTTGGTGGAGCAATCACAACAGATTCTAATGGTAATGCGAGTGGTTTAATTTTGCTTCCATCTGGTCATCCACCCAGAGAGAATACAACATGGACAAATGATATCACTACGGTAGATTATGATACCTCAAGAGAAGCAGTAGAAATACTGACAGGACTTAAAACTTTTAGATTTACATCAAGTTCTACAAACGAAAGTAAATCAACAGTAGATACTTATGCAGAAGTTAAATACTATGCTACAGGTATCTTACCAGAAAATCCATCTGGTATTGTTTCAACAAAACCAGCATTCTTTAAGTCTAATGAAGGAATTCAATTTATCAACAGCAATACTGATAACCCAATTAGACCAAATCCACTTGCTCAAACATTTAAAGTAGAGAACTACAGTGGTGGATTATTTGTTACAGGTGTAGACTTATTTTTCAATAAAAAAAGTTCAAATATTCCCATTAAGACTTATATCACCAATGTTGATGCTGAAAAACCAGGAAAAAATATTATTCCTGGATCGGAAAAAGTTTTACTCCCATACACATATATCAGATTTTATACAAACGGTAACGTGTATGTTACTAGAGGTGAGAATGTAACTGGTTCTACATCTGCTGCCAGTGGTCCTATTCAAGCAATCATTGATAAAAATGGCACTGAGTTGGTTCCATCCTCTACTGGTAGATATCTATTGACCAATGAACAAGTCTACACTATGGTTCTCAGTAATCATAATGGAAGATCATTTAACCAAAATGAAACCCTAATTATTCCCTCAGTAACATTAGCAAACAATACTGAAGCAACTGGTTCGGTATTAACAATTGCTAAAGACAGTGGAAAATTATCAGATATTAAAATTATCAATACTGGTGATAATTATGATAGCGCAATCATCACAATTGAAAGTCCTCAATTGCCAGGTGGATCAATTGCTACTGCTACTGTAGAAGTTTCCAATGGAAAAGTTTATAATGCAGAAATTACTTTGAATGGATTTGGTTATACTGAAGCACCATCTGTAGTCATCAGAGGCGTTGGTAATGGCGCTGGAGGATGCTTGATTGAAACTAGTATTGATATCGATACACCTGCTGTTAGAATGGGCGTAGCAGTCGATTCTGAGGGTGTTACGGAGTCAACTACACCAACTCATTTTGCTTTTGATTATCCAGTATATTTACAGAATGATACAGAATATGCTCTTGTAGTTGAAACAGATTCTGTTGATTACTACATGTGGGTTTCTAGACTTGGCGAAACAGATCTTTCTACGAGTACGATAATTACTACTCAACCATCTCTTGGTTCTGTGTATAGATCTCAGAATACTGAGAGTTGGACTGAAGATAATTTCGAAGATATTAAATTTACATTATACAAAGCAGAGTTTGATATTTCTAGAGATGCTGAATTAATTCTTGTAAATGAAGATACTGGTTATGAACTATTGGATAATAATCCATTCCAAACAAATGCTACTGCTAACACACAAGCGACTTCTAAATTATTTGGCAATAATAATTATATCATTAATGTAAATCATCGAGATCATGGATTTGAAGATTCTGGAAACTCTTATGTATTCTATAGAACTGCAAAAGAAACTGGAGGTGTTACTGCATCTGTTCTGAATGATTCTTTATTCCAAATTAAAAACAGTGGTATAGACACTTATAATATTACATCTGCTGTTTCTGCTACTGGTAATATCAATGGAGGTGGAAATAGTGTTTACGCTTCATATAATAGAAAATTTGAAGTTCTATATCCACAACTTCAATATCTATCATTTAGTGATACCAGTATTAAAACAACTGTCAAAACTACAAATATTGTTCCCGTAGATTCCGATACATCTAATTACACTTCATATTCTCAGACAGCATATGAAAAGACATTCTTGAATGAACCACATTTCTTTGATAATCAAAAAGTAATTGCTTCACAGATTAATCAAACTTTGAATAATATAAATGGATCATTATTATACAAATTATCCCTTTCTTCATCATCAACAGATGTATCTCCAGTTATAGATCTTTCTTCTAGTAGCGTAAAATTAGTTTCCAACAGAATTGAAAATGCGTCTGGTCAAGAAGATAGGTATGGAAGAAGAGATCAAATAATCAAATTCTTCCCAGTATATAAATTTGAAATTTCTGGTCCTGTTGGAGTACAAATTCAACAAAATCAATCTGTTGAAGGATACAATTCAAATGCTGTTGGTTTTATAGCACGTATGGATGGTAGCACAGCATATGTTATATTAAAAACAACACAATTATTCCAAAGAGGAGAAAGATTGTCTCTTGGTAATCAACCAACACTGGTCGAAGATGTCAATGGAGAAGATTTACCTGCTTCTACAGTAAGTACAAATCCAACTCAAGTATTTACTAATATTGCTGATGCTGAAATTATTGTAGCACGAAATCCTTCTGTTATTTTAGAAACATATGATAATATTATCACTGGTAAAACTGTTATTTGGAATAATAAAACACAAGAATTGACCGTGAGAGTTGATACTCAACCAATTGCTGATGATTTTACTGGAAGAATACAAGATAATGATGCGTTTAACAGAAACTCTGTTGTGAATGATCAAATAGATGACATTTTTAGAGTAGGTGATATTGTTAAGTATGCAAGTCAATCCGATGAAGATGCTAGACTTCTAGAAATTCAATCAATTTCTTATACTTCTGGTGTTAATTATGTTTCTGATAACACATCAAAAAATAGTTCTTCTGTAGCAAAATATGTTACAAGAGAAGTGTCTATTAGCAATCCAGGAACAGCAATCGATGTACATTTGACTCTCAATGTAAAAGATATAAAAGATGTAGAAGTTTTATATAAGTATAAGAAATCTTCTAGTCAAGAAAATTTTGATGATCTTGAGTGGATTTATTTTAATGATAATGGTCAACCTGATTCATTAGAAATTGCTAATTCCGAAAACACTATTTCAGGAATCGTTGAAAAACAATCCTCATATCAAGATATTACATATAGTGTTGCTGACCTTCCAGAGTTTTCATCGTTTGCTATAAAAATAGTTATGAAAGGAACTGACCCCGTATATGTTCCTAAGATTCAAGATATTCGTGCTGTTGCTGCTTTCTAATTTCCGCATATGACTTACATCAAAGTAAAGGGGCATGATGGTCTCGTTAGGGACGAGACCACAGGTGCTATCTTGAATCGTAGCGATTCTGCTATTGAAGCAAGACGTAAACAAAGACAATTAAATTCCGCGTTAGATGACATAAATATGTTGAAGGATGAA